CGCCCGAAACGCAGCGATCCGGTACGCCTCGAGCGCGGCAATTGCCGGCCCCCGCTGTTGGGCAGTCAGCCCAGCAAGACGCCCCTGGACGAACTCGATCTGCGCGCCGACGGCGTTCAGCGACCTCGTGTCGACGCCGAGGTTCAGGCCCGCGGCGCCAGCGCCGCCGAAGTTGCGGAGGAACTGCTGGCCTATGTCACCGCGGCTGGTGATCGCTGCCTGGATGGCCTGAATCTCGTTTCGGACTCCTTGCAACTGCTCGGCCGTCGTGCCGACGCCCTGGCGTGCGAGGTTCTGGAACCGTGTCGTGAGGTTGTCCACCGGGGGGCCGAGGGTGGCCGCAAGACCCGGGAGTTCCTCTATCTGGCGACGAACCGAGCCGATTTCGCCACCGATCCTGCCAGTGAAAGCGCGAAATGGGTCGCCAGAGCGCGAGGCCCGCCCTTCATTGTCGAGGAGCGTAGTTGTCTGTTGGTCGATGACAAGCAAGCGGGAGGCGTCAGCCGCTCGCTGCCTCGCGGCTGCCTGCTGGTCAAGCTGCTCGTTTGCTCTCCTGATGGACTCTGCGAGGCGGTCATTCGATGCAGCGAACGTGTCGATTCCGGCGGAACCCGCCGCTGCGGCGTTCGCGACGACGTCGAATCGCCTCTTCTGCTCCTCCAACTGCTGCTGGGCTTCCGCGGGAAGCGATCGGAACTGTTCCTGCAAAGCCCTGGCGCGAGCGAGTTCCGACTCCATCGTGCGGACGACAGGCCCGAATCCGCTCACCGCCGGCCTCTGCCGCTCCATGACGCCGGCCGTCGCGTCCTCGAAGGCGTTTGCGTTCCTGCGGGCGGTCGCACCGCTACGCCTGTCTCGCTCTACGCCATCGAATCTATTCTGCGCGTCGGCGAGTTGCTGCGCTGCCGCCGCAGCCTGTCTTGACAGTGTGATCTCCTGCTCCAACTGATCGTTGATCTCTCGCAACCCGGCCACCTGGCGGTTGTACGCCGCCTCTGCCGCCTGGGCGTCGCCGTTTCGTGTGATGCGGATACGCTCGAGCGTGGAGAGGAGGCTCTGCGCCTCCTGGGCCGCCTGCCGCTGCTGGCCGACGAGCGCCGCCACGCCGCCGCCCTGTATCTGGTCCGGCGACAGCGACGCCGCCTGCTGCTGAAGTGCCGCGGCGCGGGCAGCTTGCTGGACGAATCCAGGCTGCTGGAAACGGAGTTCCTGCCCCGACGCCAGGCTGCCGGCCGTCTGGCCCGCCTCTCGCAGGCGAGTCGCGGCCTGTGCGACGCGGTTGATCCTCGCCTCGAGGTTGGCAAAGTCACGCTCGCTCACTCTGGCACCGCTGCCGAGAGACACGCGGAGTTGCTCGGCGGCCTTCTGCGCTGACTCGAGGGCTGGGGCGAAGTTCCTCTGCACCTGCGCCGACAGGCCGGCAAAGACCTCTTTGGCCTGCGACACCGGCTTGGCAATCCGTTCGGCGGCCTCGACAAACTGCCGGATCGCCTGAACTTCCTGCTGGTTGACGAGTTTGAGATTCTGCCCGACGCCCAGCTTGAGCGCCCGCTGCAACTTCTGCAACGGCGTCAAGATGTTGTCGAACTCTTTGCCAGCGCGGCTCGTGGCGCCGGAGATGGTGCTCTGAATCTTCCGCGCGAACTGGGTGACGTCCTTGGCGCCGTTACTCAGGCCGCGGGACAGCCCTTTGGAGTCTGCCGTCAGGATCGCCGAGATTTTGCCGAGATACCCGCGACGGCTCATCGTCTCATCCTTGAGGCTGCTTCAACTTCATCAGTTCCGTCAGCATCGACTCATGCGATTGCTTCGGTCGCTTCTGTGCCGGGATGAACACATCCTCGTCAGGCACTCGCTTGTAGTTGCCCGACGCGGCCATGATCGTCCTGCATATCCTCGCCGTCTGCTGCCAACTGTTCCCCAGCGGCCACCGCTGCTGGTACGCGAACCACTCCGACAGCTCCTGCGAGTCGACCGTCTCGAGCAACTCTCGCACCGACCGGCCCAGCGCCAAGGCTAGGTCGAAGTAGAACTTTCGCTCGGGGCGGTCGGTGAATCGTTTCCCAGCGTCTCCACCGCGCTGTCGGTGAAGGCGTTGTGCTGCCACGCCTTGTCGAACAGGCGGTTGATCACGACGCTGGACTTGTCGCCAAGGGCGTCGATGTCGGCGTCACCGAAGAGCCGCTCGCCGTTGTCGTCGGCCAGCGTCATCACGAGGAAGCGGACGCGGAACGCCTTCATCTTCTGCTCGCTGTACGCCTCCTCGAAGCGATCACGCTCCGTCCCGCTGATGGTGCGGATATGGACGTCGCCGCCCCACTCGGGGACCGGAACCGCCTCAGACAACTTGACGTCCTTCGCCGCCAGAATCTTCGCCTTGCTCAGAGCCATGAATCACGTTCCTTGGTAATCAGTGACACGAAACTTCGCAGAACCACGAACAACATCGCCAACGCGAGCCTCCACGTTGGCAGACTCAAGAATCACTCGCGCAGCCACGCTCCATCGCGGGGACGCAAATACCAGGGGTCCGACGCCGCGAACCGCCTGCGTGATGTCGGAGGACGACGTCACGATGAAGTCGACGGAGATGCTGGCGCCGCTCCATTCGCCAGTCGGGACGAGCACGCTTGCGCCGGGAGCGTCAACCACAGAGGTCATATCCACGACCTCTGCGGTTGGCGTCTCGACATTGACTCCGACGACCGCACCTGAGAATGTGGCGCGGGAGCCAATGAACGTAAATGTCGCCCCGTGGGCTGCGAATCCCGCCATCGCTTACGCGACTCGGAACGTCGCACTCCCGCTGACAAGGGCGCCGACGGAGCCGCCGATCGAGGACGACGCGATCGTCGCGTTGCCGCTGAACGAGAGCGGGCCGGAGATCGACAGGCTGCCCGACACGCCGGCGGTGAGGATCGTCGTCGAGATGTAGTCGATCTGCACCTCACGGTCGGTGGCAAAGCCGCCGACGTACTCCCGGCGGCCGTTCGGGGCGATGCCCAGGTGGCTGCCGTCGATGAGGTCTTGCGTGTCATTGACCTGGACCGAGGTGACGGTGAGGTTCGAGCCGCCGAACGAGAACGTCAGTCCCTGTGCCGAAACGCCTGCCATGAGTCGCGCCTCCTTGCGCCGATGTCGTGACCTGTAGGGTTAGTCGGCGGCTTCCTGCCACCTGATCTGGTACAACTGCCGGACCTCGTAAGCCGGCGGGAGTTGTGCTCCCACGGCCGTCGGGTCCAAGAAGTCGTCAGTCTCGCTGACGAGCCTCATATCTTGGATTGTAGCCCCGGCAGCGGTGCCGGTGTTGCCATCCAGCGCAAGCCGGACGGCGTCCCCCAACTCCCGGGCGGCGTCGTGGGTGAGCGCCCAAGAGGCGATCTGGATCGAGAGGAGGGGCATGAAGATCGGCCCGGCCAGGCTGGCCTCGCGGATGATGTTCTGCCGCTTGTAGACCACGAACGGGAAGCCGGCCGACTTCGGTACGGCGATCGGGTAGACGTTGAACCCGACGAGCCTGGCGACCTGCGGGGAGGTCGTCAGCCGGTAGTAGACGTAGTCCTCTGGCTTCGTGATCACTGAAGCTCCTCGATGTAGTTCCGCATGTTCGCGATCAGCGCGGCCAGGACGGCCGAGGAGTTCTCGGAGATCGTCCTCTCCATCGGGTGCTTCGCCGGCATCGGGCGGTACGTCTCGCCAGGATGAAGCGTGACCGGCCGCTGCTTTCCGCCGCCCTTCGGCGTCCAGAAGTCATGGTCGCCGCCGCTGCCGGCCTTCGCCTGCCTGGTCCGCTCGTTCTTCGACCCCATGAGGAAGTAGTATCCGCGGCTCATGCTGGCGAACTGCTTGTCGTTGAACGTGCCGGCCCGGTTCATCTTCCCATTGATCATCTGGTGGACGTTGATGTAGGTGCGACGGCCCTGCGTGCCGGGGCGGCGGGGGCCAGTCCCGAACTCGACCAGCCAGGCATGGTTGCCGCTCCCCATATCTGGGTCGGCCCCGACCGCGCCGGTGACTCGCGGGCCGGTGATGGCGACCGTCGCACCGTCGTACTGCCGGATTCGCGTCGCGATGGACTTGGAGAGGTTGTCGGTGACGTTGTTGATCTTGGAGCGGTAGCCCTTGACCAGAATCTCCGACGCCCTCTTGACGGCCTTCGCGCGGAGTTGCCCCGGGTCGCGCTGC